GCAGCGGTTACAATAATCTCAATCATTCTTTAGATTTGGATTCGGTTTCTGTCTTAGATTCAGGCACAATGACGTTGAAAGTGATACCACCTTCGCCACCGCCTTCAAAATTCACATTTGTAGTCTGAGCTTCCTTGACAGCATACATATCCATTAATGCCTTTGCCGCACTTACAGCCACACTTCTCAGTGGAGCTGGAGAGAGCAAAGTACCTCGTCTGTCTCTGAATTGAGCCGTAGAAGTCTCGTCAATGATTTTCATAAGGTTCTGAGTGAGATAGCGTTTCATATCGCCAGCTTCGTCAGCGCTCATTTCTTCAAGCTCTTTGATATATGCCTGAATGTCCTCTCGCGCCAACAATTTCTTAGCCCAATGGCGAATACGTGGACCATCTTCCTTATATACCTCTGAATAACATTTGACTGCATTACCGGCATAAGGTGCCGTGCCGTTGACGAACAGCTCACAAAATAGCACCTCTTGTTCAGTTAATTGCTTGTTATCCATTGAAATTCCTAATTGAAACCCTCGATGTATAACCGAGTGTTTGTTTATTAGGAATAGTCAGCTATTAGGGCTTTTGTTTGTATTCAAGAAGTTTCTCTAAAATGAGATCTTTGAACATTGTGCCTATGCCATCAGCGGCTGCGGTAACGTCTTCATAGCTTCTTAGATACTCCATGTTGAAATTGAATTGAAGGTCAAAGCCAGTGATTTCAATAAGGGTGATGTCCTGATTGTTGGCGCTGACCACTTTGTACACATCTCGGTCAGAGATTGCACGGAACTTGACAACCGGCTCATCCACCGGTGTCAAGTTGTCTTGGGGTTGTACTTCTTCTGTATTCATATCTTGAAATGTTTGCGTGACTTTTCAGCTTTATTCATCTGGATTGCGCTACCTTCGCCAAGAGTACCGCCTACACTACGCATACGCTGGGCGATTACAGCTGCAACATTAGTAGTTGCTGTAACGTCCGCATCTGCATCGTGAGCATCGTCAAGTTCAATGCCAAGAAGCTCGCACATAATTTCGAGCTTGTAAGAATTGACGTTAGGTATATGGCATAGAGCCAACTGACCGAGGTGGATGGTGTCAATCATTTGGGGGTGCCAGTTGCCGTAGAAATCTACCCATCCACGCACCAGCTTGATAAGTTCTTTGAGCAAGCCGGTGTATTCAAACATTTGAGTCAAGAAGCCTTCATCGAAAGTGATGTTCTGTCCTATGATAATAGGCTTCATGTTTTTAGGTGTTTTGGGAGCTGTCACATTTGTAATCAGATCGAGAACACCCTGTGCTACTTCCATGATGTCTATGCCCTGACTGTACAGCATATCCATTGTGATTGCTGTATATTCCAACGCTTTGTCGGAATAAATCATAGAAGTTGGCTGTTCTACATCATATTTGCTTTTCAGAGTCTTTCTCTTAGGGGCTGACGATTTCAACTCCTTCTGATTGTATGGGTACACATATTTGATGTATGACCCAAGTTTCTCGAAAGTGTCAAGACGAATCGCATGAATAGCGATTTGGGTTATGCCGATTTGAGCGACTGAAGCGTCTTTGTTAGGCACATCTCCAGTTTCAAAGTCGAGAACGAGCCCGACAATGTAGGGGGTGGTTTCTTTAGGTGCTGCCATAATTAGTGTATGAATTTTGCAATCGTTGTGAGTGCGGTTGTTAAAAATGAATCTAAATCTTTATCGTTGTAGAGCACGATGTCGTATAGGTCGATGTCGAGGGTCAAGCGTTCCAAATCCCGCTGCTTACGATTTTCATCAATTTCATGGAGATTCGGGCGTTTAATATAGACTGAGACAATCTTGTATTTATCGCCCCATTTCTCTTTCAGCTCAATTAAACCCTTTTCATCTATCACATAAGTGGTAATAGGAGCTGTGATTTGCGCTGGGTCAGTCCAGTAATGATTTCCGCCAAAAAAGGTGTACGCCAGCGGTTTTTCAGGAATGGGATGGTCATGTCCGACAAACCAATGGTCTCGTCCATTGATTTCGCCTTCTCGCATCGGACGTGTGGTGTATGAACAGACAGCTGGGATGCCATCGTGTTCTTGAAGGTAGAGCGAGAGAGTAGTTTTCCCACTCCCCGACGCTCCAACAAGTGCTATAATGATTGGTTTCATATTACTTCCATCTTTGAACTTCGTGAGAACCAGATATTGTTCTTTCCAGTGAAGTCGCTGTACTTTACGACACCTGAGAACACAATCAATTTGTTTTTGGCATTCATCAGCATTCCTCGGAATTTGGCATACTCTTCGGGCCAAACAATACATTCACATAAGTCATTGTTCTGCTGAAGGAGGAGCTTGCAGTACGGTTCTGTTTTGCCAGTTCGTTTACTGTTGAGCTTCTTCTCTTCATATTCAGCGACTGTAGCTGAAATGGCAACTCTGCGTCCGTCATTCTCATCATCGAAGACTTCTTTGAGGCTGAGATATGCGCATCGACCTTTGATTTCAGGCTTTACATTAGAGTTGTCGTAGATTCTACGATAATCAATAGCGCCAATACCTGACACTTTGATTTGTTGCTGACTCCAGAAGTAATGCTTACCGATTAAGTCTGCTGGAAAGTCTTTTTCATCTATACTGAAGCCAAGCTGTTCTGCTGCTTTTTCAAGAATAGCGTATCTCTGCACTACGGAGTAAGCATGTTCCACTTTATCGAAGCAACCAGCGAGTATCAGATTACGGACGTGTCTTGCGTTAACAGGACATCTCTGAGCCTCATCTTCGTTGTCCGGATCATCCCAATACTGATATTTCTTCAGCTTATATTTGAAAATGCGGTCAATGAAATTATGAATGCTGGTGAACTCTCCGTTCTTGTTTCTCTCATTGATAATCCAGTCAACAGCTTTAACGCCCAACATTTTGATACTTGTGAGCGACCAGAATATTTCATCTGTCTGGAAGTCTGTATAGAACGACGCTTGACTGTGATTGATGTCTGGGGCTACAACCTTTGCATTGCTACATGATTCCATTTCACTCATCAAAGGAATTAGCTCATCATCGTCAGCCCACTGCAATGCCACTGTATAGAATGCTGTAGGATATTTTGCTTTGAGATATGCGCCAACGTAAGATGTCACTGCGTATGCCGTTGCGTGAGATTTATTGAACAGATATGAACCGCAAGCATCAATCTGCTGCCAGATAGCCTGAGCGTCTTCAAGCGGACACCCATTCCTTTTGGCTCCATCCATGAATTTTTCTTTCATGGCTTGAATCTTGTCCATCTTTTTTTTAGAAATGAATTTAACCAGTTTCACACCGTCACCAAGACTGAAACCACCTACCTCACGAGCAATGAACACAACTTGCTCCTGATAGGTAATCAACCCATAGGTATCTTTCAGGGCATTGTAAGTTCCCCAAAGATACACTGGAGCTCTATCGCCACGTTTACAGTCTACATAGTCTGTTGTAGAACCGTTTTCCAAGGTAGCTGGACGAAACAAGGCGTTGGCTGCAATGATGTCGTTGATACAACTGGGCTGCATCTCTTTGATGAACTTAGTCATACCACGAGAGGATAGCTGAAAGACATTCTGTGTGTAACCGGCACTTAGAAGTTCGTAAACTCTTGGCTCATCACAAGCACTGGTAGCCAGCATATCCAAAGATAGATTTGTACCATACTGCTCATTGCAAAGGTTCATTGTTTGCTGGAGTTTGGAGAGCTCTTTAGTAGCGAGACAGTCATTTTTGAGCAGTCCACACTCATCAAGCTGATAGCCGTCGAACTCAGACACCAACATACCATCAATCTTTTTGATTGGAGTATAGTCAAAGCATTCCATATCTTCACCGTCCATTTTATCTGGCGTTACGAGCAAAGCTGAAGCATGTATAGAGCTGGAGCGAGGCTGGAACATCAGTGTGCGAATATCCTCAAATAACTGGGGATAGTCATGGATGAATTTGGCAATCTTTTTGTTTTGAGCTGCCAGCTTGAAGATTCCGGTGTAGTCGCATTTATCATCGTCGAAAATGGCTGTCAGATAATTCACCAGTGAAGCCGGAATTTTCATTGTACGAGCTACGTCTTTGATAACTGCCTTAACTTTGAGTGTAGTCAATGTTCCGGCTGAAAACACACGTTGTTTGCCATTGAGATTATAGCGTCTTTCTATATATTCTTTTACTTCCTGTCTGCGATCACTTTGGAAGTCGTTATCCACATCAGGAAGTGAACCACCGGGCCCCTGAAGGTAGCCACTGTCCACAAAGCAGTCAATGACTGTCTTAGGGGTCTCGGTAGTATGCTGTTTCACTTTGATAACTTTCATTTTGCCATCAATTTATGTGTTTCTTTGCTGAAGTAGTAATTGGTCTGCTTGTAGGCGTTTTCAAAAGCCATCAGGTCTTTGTCTGGTAGAATGTGACGTTTGCTGATAAAGGAATCTGATATAACGCCTTCCATTGACGTGCAACGGCTGAGAGCGACATAAATCTGACCCGGACAGAATACACCTTTTGTGTGTATCACGATATTGTCAAACGTCAGTCCTTGACTCTTGTGAATGGTGATAGCCCATGCTAAAGACAGAGGAAACTGAGTGCATGTGCCCTTAACCTTTTTCACAACCTTGCCTTCTTCCAGAGCGTATTCACAAGCCTCCCATGTGAATTTCTCAATTATAGCCTCACAGCCGTTATCCAGAATCACTTTAATCTTGTCATCAGTGATTTCTGCAATCTGTCCAAGAGAGCCGTTATAATAGCCCTGTGTGCGATTATTCACCAGTGTCATAA